AAAGATCTTGCCTAAACTAAAGGAATTTATTTTGAAATCTGAAAACATTTTTATTATTTCGGCAACTATTTCTCTGCTTGCAATTGTTGGTGCTATTACATACCATAATCAACTTTCTATTAAGTCAATGGAGAGAAATATTGAAAGTGCTATTGTAAAGGGTATTGACCCGATTGCAGTTAAATGCGCTTACGAGAGTAATTCCTCGAATCTCTGTATCGCTTACGCTGTGAACCAGAAGCGTTAAGAAAGACCCCACCCAGAGTGGGGTTTCTTTTTTAGGGTGTTGACTTTTTCTCTATTTTGATGTATAATAAAGTCCTATGCAGATCTTACACACCTCCACTCGTTCTAAGAAAAAACGTAAACCCAATGCAAAGCAACGTGAGTTGCAATCAGATTGGGAGAAAATGCTTAAGAAGTATGAGCCCAAGAAACCTGTAGCTAAGGCTAAGGATGCGGGTTGGTCATACTCACTTGGTGCATCTGCTCGTCGTGAGACGCCTAAGATTCCAAGTCTTCCATTCACGGCTGGTCCTTGCACCAAAGCCCCAGACAAGGTGTATACTGGTACTGCAATTAAGGGTATTGGAACTATGCACAAGTCCAATGCTGTACCTATTTTTACTGATGAACAAGCAATTGAAATTGCAACTATGAGGAGATGATAATGGAACCTAAAAAGTATTATGGTAGCGTCAGTTATACATACACATTACCCAAGGATGCTGGATTTATTGAATTGTCACCACGACAATTGGCTAGTGTTTATGAACCTGGAGTTGATGTTGTTGAGAAATTACTAGAATATTCAGAATATAAAGATGCAAAAGAATTGATTGCGAGGATTAAATGAGTGAGTTTTGTTCTAAATGCGTCGAGAAAGAAGCTCAACTGGAAGTCATAATGACCAAATTTCATCAAGAGATTGAAAATCTAAAACAACGAATTCAGAAGTTGGAATCTGAGAATGAAGCACTTGTAATGGATGTCGCTTTCTACGGTGGTAATTTGATTAACTTGTCTTGTGAAAATAAATGATGTATACTAATACTATGACTCTTTTTGAAAAACGCAACTCTCTCTTCTCGGAACGAATGAAGATGGATAAATTCTTCACTATGTTCTTAGACAAATTTGAACGCAAGATGGATCCTGAAAAGCCAAATACTCCCATTTGGAAACTTTATCGACAAAAGCACGCAGAGTATTGCAAACTTAACCAAGAGATTCGCAACGTAGAATATTGGATCAAAAAGGAAGCTAATGTTTAAAACAGCGAATGAATTTTCACTACATATTGAAAGTATCGTTAAAGAAAAACGATTGAGTTATATGGATGCAGTGTTACATTATTGCAAAGAAAATTATCTTGAACCAGAGGATGTTTCTTCTCTTATCAACAAGTCGTTGAAAGATAAACTTGAAATGGATTTCCGTGAGGCTAATTACTTACCGAAACAAGCGAAATTGGATGTCTAAGAATTTTTGGTTAATGGTACCAGTCATATTTTACATTATTATGATGGGTTCTCTTTTTTATGTTGTTGCTCTACAAGAAAGTAGAACTATTCGAATTGACTGTACTTGGTCGGAAATATCTCCAGACTTTTCTCCAAAGATGAAAGAAGAATGTAGGAAAGCACGAAGTGGACGGGTTTAAAGCATATCGTTATTACCTTGCAATTAAATTACACTTCACCACCGAAAAGTTTAACGTTTTCGAAAATCGAGGAAATGTTAAAGGAACACGTGATACATTTAATGCCAGAAATGACAGATACATATTCGAGAAGTTAGCAAGCAAACACGAAACTGATAGAGAGATTATTCAGTTCTTTGTTGCAAATTTTGCGTATGGTAGCGATAACGCAATTTATGAAGGCAAGGAAGCTGCTGATAACTTTCTATTATGGAACAAAAGAAAACAAAGTATAACGCAGGTTTTTATTGACGACTTAGCGAACATACTAAATTTCATTGATACAAATAAAACAACTGTATTTACATTCGAGAATGATAAGTACCCCGCACTTATGCAATTGTATATGGGCAGTAAAATTACGATAGAAACACTCAGAATTATTGACGACATTCACCCATTTTTAGACTCATGGTCACAACACAATTCTGTTAAGTACATGTGGTCAAAAGAACTTTTACGAATAAAAAAGTTGACTGGGTTCGTTAAATACGATAAAATAAAACTTGAAAAAATCTTCAAGCACTTTTTAGAAGAAATTACAATTTAATTATCATGGGCAAGACCTATCAAAAGAATTCTCGTCGTTTTGACGATGATAATCCCTCTAGTCGTTCGGGGAAACCTGCTAAACATTCGAATAATCGAAAGAATGGTGGAATGAGAACGCTAAATAGTTATGTTGAAGAAGATTATGATGACTACGATTTGAACGACGATGCGTTTGATGACGAGTTTGAATTAGATGATGAGATCACTATACAACGTAACAATACTCCGTAAATATAAAGGAAATACAAATGGATATCCAAACACTCCGTAAAATGCGCAACTCTGATTTCGGTAGCATCGCTAACGCATTCGAGAAAATCGCAAATCCACAAACCGAATCTAAGTCATACAACGACGACCGTATGTGGCGTCTTGAAGGTGACAAGGCTGGCAACGGCACTGCAACGATTCGTTTCCTCCCACGTGTTGAAGGTGATGAACTCCCATGGGTTCGTATCTTTTCGCACGGTTTCCAAGGTCCAACTGGTAAATGGTACATCGAGAATTCTCTAACCACTCTTGGTGAGAATGACCCTGTCGGTGAACTGAACACTCAGCTGTGGAACTCTGGTTCTGAAGCCAACAAAGAAATTGCTCGTAAACAAAAGCGTAAGCTGGCGTTCATCTGCAACATTCTAGTTGTTTCTGATCCCAAGCATCCTGAGAACGAAGGTAAAGTATTCTTGTTTAAATTCGGTAAGAAGATTTTTGACAAGATTATGGATAAAGCTCGTCCTACTTTCGAAGACGAGAAGCCTGTGAACGTTTTTGATTTCTGGGAAGGTGCTAACTTCAAGCTGCGTATGCGCAAGAAGGATGGTTATGCAAACTATGACGAATCTGCGTTCATGGAACCTTCTGTTATCACTGACGATGAAGATCGTCTGTTGAGTATTGCAAATGCTCAACACAAATTGTCTGAATTCTTGGATCGTAAAAACTTCAAGTCTTACGATGAACTGAAGAAGAAGCTGAATGATGTTTTGTCTGGTGACAGCTATGTTGCCAAGTCTGCTGCTCAAATGGTTGACGAAGACGATACGCCTGCATCAGCGCCAGCACCATCTATCAAGTCAAAACCTGCTCCTGCCCCTAAAGCAGTTAGCAATGATGACGATGATGATGTGTTGTCTTACTTCCAGAAGATCGCTAAGGAAGACTAAAAATAAGGGGGCTTTAAGCCCCCTTTCTTATGCGTATCTGCTTCGCATGTAAGACCCAGCAGATGAGTCTTGGTTACGAATCGGTGCACGAATAACCTGATTCTGCGTAGTGTTGTTGGTGACTGGTGCATTAACAACACTAGTCTTATTACCACCACCAGATTCTGGAACTGCAGCAGCCGCATTATCAGCAGACTTTTGTTCAACTGCTGTTGCTGCCGTAGGTGCTGGTGCTTCTGGTGTTTTTGCTTTTGGTGCAGCATCAGCGAATGGATAGAATGGACCAATTTTATCTGGTGCCTTTGGGATATACTTCGTAAATGAACTGATATCAATTTCAGGAATACCAATCTTAGATACCAAACTCAAGAAGCTATCCTTCATAGCACCGAAAAAAGAAGAAACTGGTTTAACAATATGGTCATCAATCCAAGTAGCCATATCACCGATAACTTCTTTGATCTTTTCTTTGTCGAATAGACCAAATGTCAAGAAGTCTACGATACCTGCCAGACCTGCTACAATTGCTTTACCAATATCACCAGTCTTCATAAACTCATCAAAACCGTCAGTAAGACCTTCCCAGATTGCACCAATAAGCGCACCAATAGCGAACACTTTACCTAAAGTCTTTAATAGATTCTTTGGGCTAAAGATCTTCTTGATGATACCCATAAAGTTGTCACCAATCCAACCAAAGATACTATCTAACAAGCCACCACCTTCTGCTGGCTTAACTTTTTCTGGGGTAGCTCCACCCTTTCCAACACCTGCTCTTGTGTTTTCTTCAATCTTCTTTAGAACGTCACTCATTGCTTGTTGAGAGCGCATTCCTTCTAACTGGACTTCCTCGCTTTGAGCTTCCTTGGCTGCAGAAGCTGTTGGAGTTTTGTTCACTACCGCTGGAGCAATTCCAGATGGAGTTTTGTTTGCTGCTTCTGGGTTTACCATACCCTTAACTGTTGGATCGAAACGCTGAGCGCCCATATCAAACTTAGTCATCTGCTCACCAAGAGAGATACGCTTATCCAGTAGTTTTGAGCCAGTTGGAGTTTTACGCATTTCTTCTTCGTTGCTGATGCCAGTTTTCTTTTGGAACTTAGCGATTTCAGCTTCGTGTGCTTTCATATCCTTGGATGCTTTATATGCACCCTCAGCATCATCTTTAGTGGGTTTGAATCCCATAGCTTTTTGCTGAGACATCCATTGAGATTTAGCGATGGATTTATTGAATATACCACCAACGTTCAGAGCGCCCATAACAGATCGTTTTAAACCACCGTCTTTGACACTTTCCACAGCGCTTTTAGTTCTTTCTTTGGAACTCTTACGCATTTCTTGGAAGATGTTTCCAGTCGTATTCATTGTTTTAGACAACTCAGCTAATTTCTTAGCCTCATTGTCCCAAGAAGCCTGATCTTTTTTAAAGTGATCTTCAGATGTTTTGTAGTATCTTTTACTGGACGATGCGTGCTCTTTCATAGTCTGCATCATATCCATCTGAAGTTTCACTACGTCGGCATTACCAGACGAAACCTGCTGGTTCTTCTGATATTCTCTGGACAACTGCAGTAGTTGTCTAATAGAAGACAACTCACCCAATGACGCTTTCTGCAGTTCAAGCAGATTGCCCAAGCCCTCCTCATTAGACTTAGTCTGCTGACGGATGCTAGAATTAACTGAACTGTTACTGGTTCTTTTAGGCATTTTACATTCTCTTCTTAGATTCTAATCTTTGTTTTTCTTCTTCCAAGTACTGAATCAACATATGGACATATACTTCTCGTTCGAACGGAATCATGTCCTCTAATTCCGAAAGAGAGTATTTGTGATACTGCATCAAAGCGAAATTCATTTTATAGTAATTCGCCAAACTCTCGTGACACAGATTAATCAAAAAAAACTTTGCATTCCCTCCAACTTAACGGTATGATGCTTGCTGCAGATCGGACAATTATATTCAACTGTCTTGGAGATCTTTGGCATATTCGCAAAGAACTTTTGTAGTTCTTGGAACTGTTCATTAGTTAGGTTGTAAAGGAATTCTAGTAATTCTTCTTTGGTTTGTTCTTTGGCATAATGAATTTCTTCACCTTGGTAGATCAAATCGATAGAAGATGCGATGACATCGAAGATAGCATCTACGTCTTCTAGGTTCATGTTTTCCAGCTTTGACATAACATCAAATGATGGGTATTTCATAATAACACCAACGTCTCCGAATAATTCAATTTTTCTGGAGTGCTCTGGTGGGAACTCGACCTGAAGATTGGTCAGATCGATAGAAATTTTTAACTTTGCTTTGTCCTGATCTTCTCCATGGTCTTCATCGCATGGAAATAATAGTTCAATAGTTTCACCGACAGATTTTGCACGAATCTGCGTGAAGATGTATTCGATATCGAATGTTGCTAAAGAATTAACATCGATCTTATCGAGGACACATCCAGAAATAACTTGCTTCAGGCTGTCAACCATAACTTCAATATCTTCAGATTGCTGAGCGATCAGCAGAGCCTTTTCTTCTTTAACCAAGAATGGACGGTATTTAATTTTATCGCCAGTTGATGGAACTACAAGATTGTAGATTGGCGTGTTCATGATAGGTAAAGCCATAATTATTCTCCTTTAGACATATTCTTTAATAGTTTATTCAAGTCAGCGGTGCTACCTGTAAAGATAACATTATTGTTCGTCACTTCTTTTTTAGAAACTTCTTTTGGTCCATCAAGTTTTTGTTTTTGTTGGTGGATGTCCATTAGTTGTTGGTTGACATCGGCTAATTGTTTCATTAGATTACCGACAACCTCAAATGCTCTTGGGTGTTCAGAAGACTTGGCTACTTCCAGCGCATGCTCGAGAGCAGCCTTGCCTGTTGTTAGTAGTTCACGAAGGTTAGTTCTGGCTGTATCATAATCATTCTCCACCTTTTGGTTTGGTGGAGTTATGATTTCGCCATCTTGTGTAATCACTTCATTGCTTTGGGGTGCCATAGGAGCCAACCCAAATGCATTTGATAAAGAATCATCTACTTTCATCGTTTAGTCGTTTCTTGTGTTTCTCACTGGAGGATCATCTGGATGCAGGTCATCAACTAGTGAGCTAGCAGGTGTTGCTGCTACTGGTTTTGGGATTGCTGTTGGAGTTGGTCTGACTGTTGGCGCTGAGCCAGATACGCTTCCAACGCTGCTTGGTGTAGCACCTGGGATGGATGCTGTTGCTCCGATTGGCGCAGGTAAGCCAGGTGTTGCTGTGCTGCCTGCTGGTAATTGTAAGCCTCCATTGTTTGCTCCTCCTAGTTTTTCTTGTGTGCGACCGTAAGCAGCGATACCTAGAACAGCACCCATAGCGATATGGTAAAGTCCAGCACCTTGTAGGGTTAGTGGTTGCCATTGACTAACTGGCTGTTTAAGAGTAGCTTGTAGTAAAGACCATAGAATTGGAAATAACACAAAGTCTGCAAAACAAGTGCCCATATAGATCCAACCCATCATTGGACGCCACTTGCTGTTCATCCAATCTTCTTTTTTCTTTTCGCTGTCGCTCAGTTTTGCGTAGTCTTCTTGTGCCATCTCTATATTCCTTAAAATCCAATTTTTGGTAATTTAGATGTTATCTTAGGAATCTGAGTCACTGCCCAGCTGCCAGCAGCGCCAACAGCAAAGTTCATCAATTTGTCTTTTAGACCATTTTTACGAGCAGCAGTAAAGGCTATGTCTGGAACCTCTGTCTGGGTCTCAAACCATTTATATGCTATAGAAACAGATAACTTCATAACATCTTTCGAAGCATAATCTAGTTGCACAGCGCCTACTGTTTTAGGGTAACATTCGTGTAGGGTCACATAGTAATGCGGTGCATCTTTATTGTCTTGCACCTCAATTTTAATGTCCGTTATATAATTTGCGTAGTAATTGAAAACTCTAGTCTTCGGATCGTAAATGTGTTCTTGCCATTTGTCGAACATCTCTTTGATAAGCATATCTCGATCGACGTAAAATGATAGGGTGATGTCATCATACAATTTTTCGTATGGAACGTCTCTGAATTCACCGAATGTTCTGTTTTGCGCTGTGGAAAAGTTTGTTCCAGGTAGCTGAATCTGGTCGCAGAACATCAGCGCCTTTCTAGTTGTGTTGCTATTGAACGCAAAAGGCATATCCATAATGACGGCGTACCTGTTTGTTCTAGCCAAGCCCCCACTTTTAACCTGAGAAACAAAGTCTCCGATTGGGTTTTTTCTGGCAAGTTCGGTAGATTGCCCAGGTTTTTTAAACCCTAGAATATTACCTAAGTTGCCACCTAGTGGTAGATTTCTAATGTCCATTTTACGCTCTTCTTATTTTTCTTTGTGATTCTGTCCAAACTTCTTGCTTTGACGCACCAACAAAACGTTCAACTGGAAGAAGCATAGCTGTAGCCCAATCCTCTGAATCGATTTTTCTAAACTGGGTTTTAACGTGTCCGTTCAGGTATTGTTTCACACATGGGATAGCAGCATTAAATTTAGAGATGCCGTCAATAGTAGCCCAAGAGTATTTTAGGCGAGTGGTTTCGTCCATTCTATTGTTAGACCTAAAAACCATCAATTTGTCTAATAGACCTATTCTAAGGTGATATGGTAAATAGTGCATATTCAACCCAATGAAACCATCTGCAGTTTTTCTAAATGGAAAAACTAGTGGAAACCGATCATAATACGGAAGTTCGTTCTTTAGTTTAGGGTCATAACCATACATGTACAAATTCCCTGGAATCAGAGTAGTTGTTAGATCTTCTGGTTTTCCACCCAACACTTTTTGCGGGGTGAGGTTTTGCTTGGTCAACATATTGACCTGTGTTTCGAACCAACCTCGTGATTTTCTTACTGCAGCAGGAAGATCATATTTGTTGCGTTCGAATACATCTAGCAGGGATTTACTTGTACGATTAGGCATTTAATTATTTAGGACTTTAGACCAAGTTCATACTCAGTTATGATCTTAAATTCCCAGCGTCTATCTTTACAATATTCCCTAGCTGCAGACCATTTTGCTTGGTTTTTGATATAGGTCATCGACTCTAGTAGGTATTTTTGTGTATTGCGACCTGGATAGACTGGTGGTTCAGTCTGTTTGTGTGGTTTGACTTCTACCAAGTAAGTCTTACCGTCCGCTGTCGTTATCTTGAAATCGACAAAATAACGGTGAACTCTACCGTCTGTTGGACATCTGTAGGGTATGATTGTTTCTTCAGAATTCCATTTTACGATAGATGGATTCTTATCGCACCAATTTGCAAATGTGCGTTCCCACGAAGACCTACAGATAATGTTAGTGTGGTCTCCGACATACTTTTCGGGGAAGATAGGAGTAAACTTTGATTTATGGAACATAAATAACTATTTGGAAGTATAAATAACCACCCCACTTATTTAGAAGAACACAATGGGATTACTAGATAACATCTCTCGAGCGTACACCAACGCCAAATCATCCGTTAAAGGTGCTATTGACAAAAACACCAATGTCAATAGCCCTCAGCCCCCTAATTTGTGGACTGCACGAGGCACAGGCTCTCCATTAGACGACGGAAAATATGACATAAAGAATCACTCTTATCCTAACGATCTGATGGCTGCAGACGGTAGATACGGTGGTAGTTATGTTTTGTTCTATATTAACGTGGCTACGGATTCAAAGTTATTCAAAAAGGGTGATGTTGCTACAGTAGATGACTATCCACCTAGAGATCGTGGAGATCTTGTTGGTATGAATATGTCCAAGGCTGGGTTGGTTGGATCTGGTGCTGGTGTGGCAGCTATCGAAGGTCTGGTTGCTGGTGGTGTTTTAGCTGGCGGTGGTGGTGTTAAGAATACTGTTAAAACTGCAGGTAAAGTTGCTGGCGCTGCTGCAGCTGCCCCCGCTATTGGTCTAACTGCTACAGCATCTTTGGCACCAGACGCAAAACGCTCCCAAAGAAGACTAAAAACTGCTATCGCTCTTCACGTACCGAATCAACTTTCTGTTAGATATGGTGTTCAGTGGTCTGAGGACGACACTTCTGCACTAGCTATGGTGAACGCTGGTGGTACAGAAATTATGAAAGCCCTGCAAGGCGACAATAAATCAGATGTTAAAGGTGTTGGCGCAGCAGTTATCGCTAACTTATCACTATCAAAACTTCCTGCAAATATTGCTGGTGGCGCTTCTGCTGCTCTAGGTCTAGCAGCAAACCCTAAAAAAGAACAAGTGTTTAAGGGTGTTGATTTTAGAACATTCAGTTTTGATTACCAATTTTTTCCGAGAGATGAAAAAGAAGCTGCAAACGTATTGAGAATTATTGAAGAATTCAAATACCACATGCATCCAGAATTTAAAGATAACAACAACTTCGTTTACATCTATCCTTCTGAATTCGATATCACCTATTTCGCTAATGGTAAAGAAAACAGAAACTTACATCGACACACATCTTGTGTTTTGACAAGTATGAATGTTAACTATACACCCAATGGTTTGTTTACCACGTTTGCTAATGGTATGCCTACTCAAATTAATATAACATTAGAATTCCGTGAATTGGCTCTGTTGACAAAAGATAAAGTTAAGAACGGACTATAAAATGTACTTTAAAGAATTTCCAACTATACTATATGATTTTGATGTTAATACAACAACAACCAAAGGGCGCATAGCTAAAGCAACAGCAAACCTTTCTGCCGATGGTGTCGGTTCTGTGTCTATATCAGATCAAGGATCTGGATATACTACTGCTTCTGTAACTTTCTCTCAACCAGAGAATACTGGAGTTACTGCATCTGCATATGCTGTTATTAGTGATGGAAAAATAACTAACATTATTATGAAAAATGCGGGTGGTGGATATATTCAACCCCCTACTGTTGTTATCACACCACCTTATGGCAACATCAAAAAACAGACCAAAGCATATGCGTTAACTGATATTAGTAGAAATATTCGTTTCCGCAAAGAAGTTCTGTCTAATATCACCATGTATGATTCTTATGATATAATGGATGGCGAAACGCCTGAGATTATTGCAGAAAAGATTTACGGTAACGCAGAATATCATTGGATCATTATGTTGGCTAATGATATGTATGATTACAGAAAAGACTTTCCACTAACTCAACTTCAGTTAGAAAAGTATGTTTCTGACAAGTACGGCGAAGACGCTGATGATGTGCACCATTATGTTAATGAACAAGGTTTTATTGTTAACTCTAACACAAGCGGAGCAGTATCTGTTTCTAACAGACAATACGAAGAGTCTGTTAATGAGTCAAAACGCAGAATAAAAATTATTTCTAAAAATATAATTGGCACAATCTTAAACAACTTTAAAGATCAGTTATAATGGAATCTTCTCAAAAAGCTGTACGATTCGCTGGTGATGTATCAATTGATAACGCACAGATAATTACAAGAAACGGGTTTGCGCAAAATATTGCTGCGCAGGTCATTTCCATTCAAATTTTTGAAGACTTGTTTTCTCCATTTATCAGTGGTTCACTAGTAGTTAAAGAATCTCTAGATTATATCAACCTTTTCCCATTCGCTGGAGAAGAAACATTAGATTTACAAATCAGCACACCTTCTTTAGAGAAGGGTAATATCAAGGGTAAATTCTACATCTATAAAATGACAGATAGAGAATTACTTGGGGATAAGAGTGTAGTTTATCAATTACACTTTATTTCTCCAGAAGCTATCATTGATATGAATAAAAAAGTTAGTCGTGTTTTTGGCGACAAACCAGAAGTTGTTATTGACTATCTCACTAAAGATGAAATAAACGGTCTTCAAACAAAAAAGAAAGTTAATGTAGAAGAGTCTTCTAAAAATATTAAATTTATTTCAAATTTTTGGTCTCCGACAAAAGCTATACAATATGTTGTTAATGGGGCAACCAATAAAAAAGACTCACCAAGCTATTTGTTTTTCGAGAACAGAGACGGTTTTAACTTTGTTACATTAGATTCATTATATTCCAATCCAGTGTATCAAGAGTTCGTATATGACCGATATACTCGTGATAATAAACCATCTGGTGGTGACGCAAAGAATGTTGGACAAGACTACAAACGAATTGATATGGTTAGTGTTCCTTTGGGTTTTGACTACATTGATAGAATCAAAAATGGTTTGTTTGCTTCAAAAATTATTTCTTACGATCTAACTAAAAAGCAGTACAATGTAAAACCATTTAATATGTTTGAATACTTTGATGGATCTGCACACCTTAACAAATATAATGTCGCTTCTGAGAAATCTATTTTTAGAACCAATTCTACATTTATAAATTATCCAAGAGCAAATTCAACATTCAGTGGGTTCGGTGATGCTACAAATTACAGAAATGAACAAAAACGCATTTCTATGATAAAGGCTGCAGAAGCTAATAAAATTCAGATTGTTGTTCCAGGAAGATGCGACTATACGGTCGGGCAGAAAGTTAATGTAAGACTTTATAAAGTTGAACCATTGAGTGATAAAGACGAAGATAACTTGGATAAGATGTTCTCTGGCAATTACTTAATTGCTGCAGTTAACCACTATATTAGTAGAGAAAGACATGAGTGTAATATGGAACTTATTAAAGATTCGTTAATGATGAAAGTTGGAGACTAAATGTTTTATACTGGTGTTATTGAAAATAGAATAGATCCATTACAACTTGGTCGTTGTCAAGTGCGTATCGTAGGGTTACACACTCACGATAAAACACAACTACCAACAGAGCAGCTTCCATGGGCTATGCCAGTGCAACCAGTCACATCAGCTGCGATGAATGGTATCGGTTCAACACCGATTGGACCAGTTGAAGGTAGTACTGTAATTATTATGTTTGCTGATCCCGATCAGCAACAACCGATTATGCTTGGTACTGTTGGTGGTATTCCAACAGCCCCTAAAAATATTGAAGATGATGACAGCGTTCTTCCAATCGACGGTGAAACAAAAACTAAAGACATTGTTTTAAGAACTATTGTCGGTCCAGTTACAGGTAAGCAATTAACTTTCTTTGACCCAGAAGAAGGTAAAACTAATCTGACCAGATCTTTAAAAGCCAATATGAAAGTTGTTGGTTTCGGGTTGTCCGATAACTGCTATATTGTTAGCATTGATGGTCCTCTGCAAATAACTATTAGCGAGATAGTTACTGGTTATGGTGAAAATATCTTAACCTTTAATGATCCTCCGACCAATTTAGATGCAGTTAATCGTGGCAACTTAATCGGTGTGCTAACAGATGGTAGCGGGAAACCAGTAACAGATGGAAGTGGACAGCCAGTTAAGGCTGCAGCAGAACCAGCTTCTGCCACTACTGCTGCTACGCCAGCGAAAACTTCTACTAACAAATCTATCCCTGTTATACCACCACCAAAATCTACATCAAACCCGTCTAAAGCAACAGAAGGTATTAAAGCACTGATTGCTGCTTGTGATAAAGTAGGATTAACAACTAAAGAACAGAAGTGTGCGTTGTTGGGTATTGCTGGTGGTGAATCTGCGTGGATCCCACAGAACGAAGCATTTACTTATTCAAAATCTCGTATTAAACAGATCTATTCGTTTTTAACAGATGAAGAAGCTGACAAATACTCTGATGCGTCTAAGAAAGGCATCACACGTGAGCAATTCTTCTCAGTCATCTATGGACCAACAAAACGTGGTAAAAATTTCTTAGGTAACCAGACTGATGCAGATGGTGGTAAGTACTACGGGCGTGGATTCATCCAGTTGACGGGTAGAGCTAACTACAAAAAGTATCAAGATATGGCAAACAAGATGGGTCTTAACCTAGATCTTGTTAACAACCCAGATTCTTTGGACAACGATATCAACGTTTCTGCTTTGG